TGACTTGAATAGTTTACTGCATATAAGTTACTATGTAATACTCCTGTTTTGTATCTTACTATTGGTTTTATAAAGTTAAGTTGTACTGGTTCTACTCCTTTTAACTTTACTCCTGCCCATTGATCCCCATTGTAGAATCTATAGTTCTTGTCTGTTTCATCAAACATATTTATTGTTCTACAATAATCTCTACCTTTTTCATACAATGTCCATATTTCAGTTTCTATTAGTTCTTCTAAATCCATTTAATCACCTACTTTATCTCTTTTTGTTTGTTTGGTGTTCCATCATAGTTATCTACATTCTCTAACATGATAGATACTTCTCTTTGTTTTTCTTCTTCTGCTTTCTTACTTTCTTTTTGTTTGTACCACTCCATTGGATTTGTAGGTTTTTGTATGATAGGTTTATCACTCTTAATACTGAATCCTATCTTTAATCCAATTAAAAAAAAGATTAGATTTAATATGCTACTCACTATCAGATTTAACATTTTTCTTCTTTTCTTCTTTCTTTACTGGTTTATTTCTTTCAGCTATTAATTCTCTTAACTTTGTTTTCTTCATCTTAACCTCCTAAATTACTTCTATTTCTTCTCCATAGTCATAGTATTCTTCTTCTTTTTCTATGTTAAAGAAGTGTTGTTGTGGTACTATGATAGGTTCTTGATTAAATACTACTTGTTCCATTGCATTTAATCCTATTGCTATTCCCATCATTAAGTCATCATGCCCACCTAATGGTGCTTCTATTCTACCTTTTTCATTTCTTACTATGGTTAATAACTCCTCAATTGTATCTCTATCATTTAATAATTCTGTATGTTCTCTTACATACTCTACTAGCTTTGCTAATATTGTTGGTCTAGTTAGACTTGTTGTTTTAAATCCATATCTCTTTTCTAATTTACCTGTATATGAATCCATTTGTTCTCTTATGTATAAGTTAGGATATCCTAGTCTTTGTAGTTCCATATTAGGATAGGTACTAAAGTTTGACTCTATACTCATTAATGCCCATTTATAATACGCTCCTAAACAATACATTTGTTTTGTATATAAATCTTCATCAAATTGATGTCTTAACCTTGCTACTTGTTCTCCTGTTGCAGCATCTATTACATGTCCTGTAAAGTAATCAGAACCTTCTCCTGCTGTATCTCCACCTATTGCATATTTACTAAATGTAGGTAGTTTGAATATCTTTATATATCCATCAGGATCATTTACCCATTTTATATTTGTTATCTTTATTCCATCATATTCATATTCAAAATAACCACTCTTTAATATCTTTGGTAAATGTTCTAATCTTTCAGTTAGTTTTTTAGCATCAAATACTGTCTTTCCTACTATTCCCCAATGTCCTAAACAATATACTTCATATGTATATTCATCTGTGTATTTTAAATCTTCTAATGCTTTCTTATCATCTTCACTTAAGAACTTGTTATCCTTGTATGTAGTAAAGCATGTTGTTGCTAATCCAGAGTCTATGAAATGCCCTTTAATCCAGTGTTGTATGTTAATTGGATTAAATGATAGTATCATTTGTTTCTTACTCTTTCCACCTCTTAATCTTACTTTTAATTGGTTTATATCAGCTTCTAACATTTCAGTTGCTTCTTCACACCATATATCTGTTAGTTCTCCATTTTCAAATGTTATTGATTTAATCTTTTCTACATCATCTAGTCCTGCAAATGCTATCTCATTATTGTTTAATAAGCATTTAATCCTCATATCAGACTCATTTATCTTAAAGTATTGTGATATATTCCATTGGTTTAATACTTGCTTTATTAATGGAAATGTAGACTTTCTATTTGTATCTCCTGTTTGTCTTGTTATTAATACATTACATCTTTTATTATGTAACATCTTGTAGATATATCTTTGTGCTATAAAATGACTCTTTCCTGATGATCCTTAACCACCACCATAAAATATTAAGTATCTATCCTCATTGTCTAAATAAGGAATGTAAATATCATTAAATACTTTTTTTGATAATTTAATATTATAGGTAGTCATTGGCATCACCCCCTATTCATCACTCAATTCTATTTTGATGTCTACACTTGAGTCTACTTTTGCTTCTACCTCTTGTTTATCAGTCCACCAAAAGTTGTTTTTTAGGTTAAAGATAACTCCTGCAGTATTAGCTCCACTGTATAGTTTTTCTTCTGCATATTTCTCTACTTTTTCTTTGGCTTTTTTTACCGTGTTGGAAAACTCATCATCTCTGCCCTCATAATCAACTAATGTACTTCTTGAAGTATCTAGAGCATAAGCTAGTCCACTAACAGTATAAGGTTTATTGTTCTCATCACACTCTTTAAAGTAGTTATCAATATCTTGTTGTAGTTTATTTAAGTCTTGGAATTTTAATGGTCTACCTGTTCTCATATATACTCCTTCCTAAACACCTTGCCAACCCTCCAACAGCTCTATACAGTGTTTGTCCTGTTCCCATATACACCCTTATAAGCACTATCTAGATAATAAGTAAAAGAAAGGAAGTAACTACTGTTACATTAAATGACCTACTACCTAGATACTACCTATAAACATAGGTATAAAAATTGAATATATGTAATGTGATGTGTGGTACTCTAATTAAGCACCATAGAATAGATATTAGACTCCACTTATAATACCTATCCTATGCTACCTATTAGATAGCACTATATAAAACAATTTCAACTTTTGGTACTCTTATAAGCACCATTCAACTAATAAGGGCTGAATCTTACTAGCTGAATGCTATTTACAAAAGATTAAGGAGTAGTAGGTGAGGCATGAGATTAAGAAAACTACTCCTTTTAGATTATCTGTATACTCTGTTATAATAACTATCCTTGATTAGTTTATGTCCTTTTTTACTTGTTAGTCCTTCATATTGACTTTCAAATTCTCTTAATAAGTATTCTATATTTAATAAACTATCTTGGTCTATTTGTCCACTTCTATTTATTTGGATCATTATTTGAGTTATTTCATTAAATCTTTCTCTTTCATATGTTTCTATCAGATGTAGATATTCATGACTTGTTTGTTGTACTAATATTGCTCCATTCCACTTTATATATCCATCTTTTTCTACTTGTAACCTCTTACAATCTCTATGAGGTATTATCATATGATGAAAACTTAATTCATTTACTCTTTTAAACTTGAATCCCATAAAATCATATCCTAACTTCTTTATGTTATATTCTTTTATCATTAAGTTAGTTACTTCTCTCATTGATTCCTCCAAACAAAAAAGGAAGCTATATTGCTTCCCAAAAGAATAAAAGGGGCTACTTGGAATATCTAGTATTCCATAATACAATTATAGCATAGTCCAGTATGACATTTTATGACATCTTTAACTTTTTCCCTTGTATATCCTTATTACTTGTCTTGTAGAATAATGCACTCTTTTTGCTATTTCTTCCCAACTCATTTTAAGTTCATCTCTATAAAACTTTATTTGTTCTGTTGAATCAGGTGATTTAGATATCCTTTTCATTTCTTCTATTATATATTTCTCTAGTGAGTTTATTTCTTCTTGTAATGCTAGTATATGTTCATCTAGTTCTACATCTTTTATTACATAATGAGTAAATTTATCTATTAGGATATTTGAATGAGTTACTATATCTTGATACTTAATTGATCCTGGTTGTGTTTTATTAAAGTTTATCTTTTTCTTTTCTAAATATAACTCTAGTTCATTTCCTAATTTCTCTACTTCATTTCTAGCTTCCCTTATTGTCATACTATTCTCCTTTAAATTCTTTTTGTTTTTGAATTTGTATATAGTCTAATATATATTTTTTCAATTCTTCATCAGAAAATTGCTTATCACAACTTGCATGAAATACCTCTTTACCATTTTTTAATATTATAATGTCATTAAACTCTGTATTCTTATCTTGTGCTATTACATAATCATCATGTTTAATTCTATGGTCATATGTATAACTCATTTGTTTTTCTATATCTGCTAGTAATTCCTCTTTTGTTATCCCTAATTGTTCCATCAACTCTTTAACACTTGTTTTCATATTCTTCTCCTATATAATCAATAATCTCATTTATCTTGTTGATTATTACTATATCTGCTACTCTACCTATCTTGTAGTCATTCTCATTATCACCTTGTATATATGCTATTCCTCTAGCATCATGTAGTATTTCAATCTTCTCTGGTTTCTTCATACTTTTCTACCTCAAAGAACACTAATTTATCATAAGCATATTTATTGTGTGCTATATCTTGGTTACTTGCTCTTTCAAACTTATAAGAATCAGTTAGTGGATTGTATACTGAATACCATGATCCTTCTTCTAGTTGTAATACTTCTTCTTTTGTTAGTTCTTTTTCTTTAGCTACTCTCATATGCTGCCACCTATTATTTTTATATTTCTATTGCTTATTCTTTTAATTAATCCTTTCTTTTCTAGTTGTTCTAAATAATAATAAGTAGTTGCAGAACTACTGAATCCTAATAATTTACCTAATTCTCTTATGGTAGGTGTATATTTGTTTTCTTTTATAAACTCTTTTAGTATGTTGTAAAATTCTTTTTCTTTTTCAGTTACTTTCATTTTTTCAACTCCTTTTTCAACTGTTTTGCTTTTACTCCTGTATAATCAGGATATTTTAATAAATATTTTGTTAAATCTTTTAAACTTTCTAAATTAAATCTTATATTTCCTTTTGGTGTTTCTATTGTTATCTCGTACATTATCCTTTATCATTTCCTTTTAGTATTCCAATAATTTCTAAAAACACTTCTTCTCGTATATCATCATCATATAATGCTTTATCTTTATAATATTCTAATTCTTCTATTGCTTTATCTATCCTATCCTGTAAATCATATTGTCTATCTTGTAATCTTTCATTTTCATCTTCTAATCTTGCTATCTCTCTTGGCATTTCTTCTATTGATATATTCATATTCTTACCTACTTTCTTCTAAATCAAATATACTCATTTGTGGATTTATTTCAGGTTCTAAATTACATACATACTCTATTCTTGCTTTACTTATTGGTAAATATTCTTCTGTTAGTTCTATTCCTATGTATTTATAGTCTTTATTTCTTTCATAATTTTCATACATTACTGCTTTACCTGTTGAACCTGAACCATTAAATGGATCAAGTATTACCCCCCCATTTGGACTTACTAATCTAACTAAATATTGCATTAATTCAGTAGGTTTTACTGTTGGATGTGTGTTTTTTCTTAATGTTTCTCCTCTTTGAAAAGCATTATCTATTGGTGTTTGCCTTCCATCATTTACTTTTTCTTGGTTAAATTCATCTAGCCCTTCATCTCTATCTTTCTTACTTGCTTTAGCACAATAGAAATATCTTGAAGCAGAACCACTATCACCATTAAAACTACTTGTAATATTTTCACTTGTCATTTTATTTACTATTGCATTTGCTTTATTTTTATGTGGTTTTATACTGCCTGTTTTGGTATTAGGAAAACCACCACATACTTCATCAAAATCTGTTTCATCATAAGTTAATATTGTATTTGCAGGAAAACGGCCATTATCATTTGCAACAC